TCATAACGTCGTTAACTTGTTGAGAAGTTAACCCTGTTGCGTTTACCTCTTTTCGAATATCAGCCATTTCATGTTGGAATTTCGATGCTTCTTTTGCAGCGTAACCCATGGCGCCAGCTATAGGAGTTGTCACTTTCATTGACATGTCTTTTCCTACACTAGAAACACTTTGACCGACTTCTTTTACTTTGTTACCGAATTCTTGAACGTGTGATTTAGCAGTTTTAAAGCTGTCTCCAACTCTTCTTTCTAGAGCTTGCGTTTCTCTGCCTAGTTCAAATTCAGCTTGTCTTGCCCTATTTAATTCGGTTTCTAACCTTTTAACTTCTTCAGATCCAGCGCCGAATGCAGTTTTAGCATTATTTAATTGTTGCGCTAAATTTCGAGACTGTTCACCAGCGTTTTGTTGCGCTTGCTTTAAATAGTCATATTGTAATTTCGCCTTGGAAGTTTCCGAAGCGTTCTTTCCTAGTGAAGCTGCTTGGAGATCGTACGCCGATTTTAATTTATCAGCTTCAGTTTTTAAACTGGAATGGGCTGTTTTCAAACCTTCTAACGCTTGCTTTGACTTACCTATTTCACTATTTCGTAATGCTTCAGCTTGTTTAGCTTCTTTTAATGATTCGGTAGTAGTTTTTATTTTGTTAGAAATTTCAGTTTCAGCAATTTGTGCACGTCGTAACGCTTCTTCAGCCTTCTTTGTTTCTGTTGCATTTTCTCCCCACACTTGTTTTGTTCTTTGAAGTTGTTCCGCTGTCTCTCTTGTTTTGTTTTTAGCGATATCATATTGCTTCTCAAGTGTGGATAACGAAGTCTTATATTTATCAACATCAGTTCCGGTTAACTTCATTTGTGTTTGAGCTAACTTTAACTCTTGTGTTAAGGCTCTATTCGCCTGATTCATTTCGTTTATCTTAGATTTATAATCAGCGGTGTCAGCCTTAAATTTAATTATGGTTTCTTTTGAAGGAGTAGCCATTTATTTTCCACTCTCCTTTTCTTGGATATAGGCTTTCCACCCTTCGTAAGCACTTTTGTTTTCTGCTATTCTTTGAACATCCCTTAAGGGTAAATTCCAAAAGTCACTTTCCGATATTTCAAAAATAAATACGTATAGACTGTATAAGTCCACAACGAATTCAATTTCGAATTTAGGAAGTTTTAAGCCTTTTTTCCGGCTTTTTGTTGAAAACCTTTTGCCATGTTGTTTTTAGCTTCTTTTTTCATAACTGCACCGAAATAATCGAACGCCTCTGACATATCAACTTCATATACTTCCATGAATGCTTCAAATTCCATATATCCAGTAGGATTTGCTTGACGATAAGCCGCATAAACAATACGGAACGTATCTAATAAATCAATGTTCTGAATTCCGCCAGCGTTTAATAAAGTACTTAAAAATCCTTTATCGATAATGCCTTCTTTTTCTAATTTGAATAATGTTAAAGCTGTTAAGTTAGGATTCGCCTTCACTACTTCACCATTTGATAACGTAATTTCTTTTGTCATGTAATTTCTCTCCCTATAATCAAAATTAAAAGGCACTCATAAAGAGCACCTTTGATAGAATTTATTTTGTTTGTGCTGTTTTTCGTAATTTAGCCGAATCAAATTTTGTCATCCATTCTTTTGCAACTGTTTCCGGTAGTTCGATACCTTCATAATAGAAACGACCGAATTCGTCAGATAACGCTGTTACTTCTAATTCTACTTCGGCTAGTTCTTCAGCACCGTTTTCTACACTCTTAACAAAACCTGTTGCACTTGTACAATTAGGGAATGCGATTAAACGTGTGTTTTCTTCGAATATGTCAAGCTCTTCCGCAACGAACGCAAAATCTTTTCCTAAGCTGTCGATACCATATGAGTAAACGCCATCGATCAACCCTTCGTTTGTAATACCAAAAATGTTACGAATAACCTTTAATTGCATGTGACCGCTAATTTTTACATTCATTTGTGTTGGTTTTGATTTTTTCTTTTGAGTAAAGCCGCCGCATTTCTTTTCAACTGATTTAATTTCTGTTTCTGCATCTAATTTACCTACACAACCGAATGGGTCAGTTACATGTTCACCTTTAAAAAGTACACTAGCATTTTTAATCTCGACCGCATCAAATACATCAACTGTAACTGGCATATTATTGCCCTCCTAAAGTTTTATTTATTTCTTCTATTAAAGATTTATTTAATTCCTCAATAGAGTAATCGACCTTTTTATCCACACCACGCTCCATGAACTTTTTGGCCGCCTTTTTCTTACTTGTACCTAATCCCAAATCAGGGAAAACTAAATATCTATATTTCGATTTTGGTTTTAATGTTAATGTTAAATTCTCTTTGTTATCGTCATTAATAGATTGATATAGTTTAGCGTGGGCTTTCTTTCTATTCGATATAGGCATTAAGCCAAGAACTGACTTTTTCATTACTGGTGCAATTCTAGACTTTAAATCTTCATTTATTATCTTTTCCGCAACGTTTGGTAATCGCTCAATGTTTCTTTGCAAAGATTCAAATTTAGAAGCATCAACACTAAAATTAGCAGGCATATTTTACATTCCTTGTAAGCTCGAATGTTAATACATCAACAAAAAACTCTGTATCTTTCTTCCTCATTTTTTCTTTGAGCGATTTATTACATGTGTGGCCAGTTTTACTTAGTGAACTCATAAACTCAACTTGCAATACATCTAAGTCCTCACGATTTTCCGAAAAATAATAAACTGTTACATCTTGTGTAAATGCGCTTGCCCCCGCTCTAACAAACCCACCTGTTTCAAATACAACATGGTTGATTGTGGATAGATTCGCTTCATCCTCCTGAACTGAGTCCTGGTATACTTCTACAGTGTGGAAGAAAGACTCTAAATGCTGGACTAGTTTACTATTAAACTTTTCAATTAAATCATTCAGTGTCATCTAGACCACCTACCTTTTGCAAGTATAAATACATGCTATTTTTAAAACGATCCGCTTTAATGATGCTATAAGAATGTCCTCGTAATTCAATTATTAGGCTGTCCACATCCTTATTCTTGAACATAGGAGCGTATAACGTTTCAATTTTCATATCTAACTTTTTATCAATACTTTCAGCGAATTGAATATCAACTTCACGGCACGAAAGTTCCGAAAACCTAAGTCTGATAATCTCGACATTTTCACGTCCGATTACTTTTTTAGCGCTATTCCGGATCGTTTTACTTTCCTTAACGCTAATAAATCCATCATTAAATGTTTTTCTATGTTGTTCAATTGCCATTATTCTTCTTCCTTTCATCGATTGCGACATGTAATATCAATCGTGAAAGTGGTTGTCTGAAGTTACTTTCAAAACTGTCTAACGCATTGTTATATTCATAACGAATACGGTTAATAACTAGCTCTCTTGCGGATAAATTGACGGCTAGATCAAGTTCAGCGCCTACTAAATCATTGATAAAATAAACGGAACGATCTATAAGCTTTATGATGTCCTTGTCTTCTTCATCCCAAGTGATTGCTAGTGCATGTTTTACATCTTCTAACAAATCAAAAGGCGACTGTAACGTCGCCTGTGATTGATTGTCACTCATAAAGGATCACTCCCTATTTAGTAGGTGCTGGAGTAGTCACCGCTGTACCTGGGTCTTTCATTTCAGAAATATCATAAACTAAGAATGATTCATTTTCTTCAGCACGACCATTAGCGTACATTTTAGCGATGTATAAATCTTCGTCTTCGATAGCGCGTGTTTGATCGTAAACATCTAAACGTTGTGCTCCACCTAATCCAAGGAAGTAATCTTTTGCCATACCAGCGATTAATTTACCTTTAGGAACAGCATTTGATTTAACGATTTTACCTGGAATCGGAAGAACGTTATAAGTGTAAGTTCCATCCATGTTAGGTCGTGTAGTATAACCATAAATTTTAGACCAGTAGTCTACAGGGTTAACGATTAGTAACACATTAGATGGATTACGTTTACCATCTTTAGTAAGTAGAGCCATGATATTACCTAAAGTGTAAGGATTAAGGTCTTTTAACTTACCAGTATCGGCTTTATCAGCATGTACGCCCCCTGTAACAGTTAATAAATCTTTCATCATGCCTACAGGTTGATCTTTACCAGTACCACGAACGATAGCTAATTCTAAAGCGATTTTTAAAGATTCAACTAATACAGTTCGAACGTAGCGATCTAACCAAGTCGGGCCAAGGTCTAACATTGCTTTACATACAGGCATAAATGCTGATAATTTGTATTCCTCAATTTTAATCGTTTCGAAACCTTCATCTAAAAGTTCTTTGTGAGCCGCGCACAATTTACCCCAGAAGGCAGTTTGGATATCACCTTTTTTCAGAATCCATTCAGTTAAAGCACCGACGTTAACAAATGTAATTTCAGATAATAATTCATGATTTTGAACTAAGTCTTCAAATACTCGTTCGATAACAGTTGGTGGTACTAATGCTTCAGTACCAGCAAAAGAGTTACCTGCAATTACTTCATTGTAGTATTTCGTTTCTTGACTAGTTAAAGCACGTCCACCACGAGCAGCTAAGATAGCTTGATCGCTAGATTGTACTGATGCTTGTGCTAAAATTTTTTCTTGAATACCTTGAGCGAATGCAACTAACGCATCATTCACCTCTTCATCTGAACCAGATGCTAAAACCTTACTTAAATTTTGTTGATTTTCAAATTTCGTTTCTAAGTCTTTAATCATTGTAAATTACCTCCTACAGTTTAATAGATTTTAATAGTGAAACCATAAAGTTAGCTGATTTTTCAGCGTTTTGAGTACGTTTGTCACCTTCGTTTTCGATAGATGCGATGATGGGTTGTTCTTCAACTTCATTTGTAATTACAGATTCACTGTCCACACTTGATTGTATTGAATCAGTGATTACGTCACAGAAACCGAATGACTTAGCTTTTTCAGCGGTCATATAAGTTTCGTTGTCTAGAAGTGTTTCTAGTTGGAAAAACTCACCGTTAAAACGGCTGTTATAAGATTGAATTAACGCTTCGTCAACGTCACGTAGCATTTTAGCTTGCTTCTCTAATGAGTCAGCATTACCGAATGCATATGTCGATGCACGATGTACCATCATAGTGGTATTAGAAGGCATTTCGATTTTATTAGCACCCATCGCAATTAATGAAGCGGCTGAAGCGGCTATACCATCAATAACGGCAGTTACATTAGAAGGGTGATTTTTTAAGTAGTTGCAAATTGCAATCCCTTCAAACGCATCGCCACCATTTGAATTGATGTGAATTTCAATGTCATTTGTAACACCATCTAACATTTCTCTTACACCTTGGGAAGAAATGTCACCGAAAGGAGCTTTACCAACATTCCCATACATATAAATGACTGATTTACTATTGTCCTGTTGATTGTTGTCCATCATTAGGAACTTCGGTTGAATCTTTTCCATTTCCAATATCTTCACCCCCGTTCATAGTTCCGCTTATCCTTGCTCTCTCATAGTTCTTAGTAACATAACGTTCATTAGCCCAATCTTCTTTTATTTGTTCTTTTCCTAAACGTTCTAATACATCGTTTATGCTCATGCCACCGACTGCAAATAGCTTGTCAACGGAATTAGCAAACTTAGTAAGGTCGAACAATTTGAAGTTGTCCATGTTGAATCTAATGTATGTTTTACTTAAATATTGCTCTCTAGAGAACATCTTCTTGTTATATTCGTTAGTAATCATTTCCCCTATTGGTCTTACTGCGAATATGATAAAGTTATCTAAATCGCCAGTAGGATTACCGGTAGTTGAAATGCCACCTTCACTTATTCCACTTAGTAATGAAGGAGGAATGTGGAAGGCAGTTGCCACGAAATCTAACATATCTTTTGCAAGGTTTTTGATGTCCCTCGTATCTAAATTACGTGGGTCCTTGCTTTGATCTTCCATTTGTACGTTGTCAGGTAAGAACATGATTGCTGCTAACTTTTCAGGATTCATATAATCTTTTGCTTTCTCTTCAAAAAGTTCTTGCGAAGCTTTTCCGTTTTCATCAGTTAACGAATTCATGAAACGGCCTCTGAACAAATAACGTATTCTTCCATTGCCTTTGTAATCTGACATCGCTTTAGCTAGTAATAGTCCATATGAACTATATAAACTATTAATCACGTTGTTTATTGACTCTACAGAAAGGCTCAAGTATAGAACATCTTGTTCTCTAAATTCCTTCGTTAAAAGCTGATTGTTAATCGAAACACTTTTATAAACATACTCATTAAAACCATTCGTAGTTTCACGATGAAACGATTCAGCTATCCACAGTTCCTCACCTATAGGTAAAATTAACGCTTCCTTTTCGTAAATTAACTGATGGACAACCTTATACCAAAACTCATGGGCATTTTCATTCTTATTTGGTGCCACATTTAATTGGTAGTAGTTCAAACTTCTTTTTAACTTGCCACTTCTATATGTTTCAAAATCACAAGCTACTAAACTACGAGCAATTAAATCGATAGCAGCGTTAACATACAATTTCTTGTAAGCAATTTCAGCTTTAAGTGTCATCACACTACAATCAACATCCGGGACTGTTCCATTATCACTTTTTCCTAAAAAGGTTTTAAAAACATTACGAATTCCCATTTTTTCACCCCCTTTCTCAGAATGACCATACTTGCATATCGTTTAAATCGACTGCATAGTCTTCAAGATCACCGTCGAAATTGAGCGCATGTGTGAACGCAAAAAACCCGTCAGTTTTTCTTTTGACAGGGTCGATTTTTTTATATTCTTTTGAGCCATTTCCTAGTTCGTCCACATAAACATTCCCGCAATACCAACGCATAACAGGATCGTCGTGGAAAACAATATTATGATTTATGAATAGATGTTGGATTAATGGGTCTAACATAGCATGAATGTACTGCCCGCGCCTTACTATCTCAACTCTTTCGTTAAAACCAGCTTCTTCTAATAAAGGTTTCAAGATTACTGAACGGAATTTATCAATCGCGATACGCTTAATGTCGTATGTTTTCGATTTTTCTAAAAACCAATTGATAACACGTTTGGGCTCGATTTCTTTATCATAGACGATGGTGAAGAGTCCTTTTTCCACACCTATATCTATAATATCTTGATTAATATCCTGCATTTTCAATGCCTGATGCCATATAAAGGTATGGTGAATCCAATAACGCTTCCCTTGCCGTTTGAATAGCAAACCGACGCTGCAGAAATCGCGTAATTCTGCGTAATCTACACCACCAATACATTCATATTTGTGTAAATCATCAGGTAAAGGTTGATCTGTTGCAAGAAGATCCTCATAAGTAGCGATTTTATGTTGAAATAGCTGCTTCGGAATGTTCATCCGTTTTGTCATGAATTCAACATGCATAGGAATGTTGGTTTGACAATCGGCCCATTCTTCTTTCATCGTTTCGAATAATTCCATATTATCTCGAATAGAAGGATTGGCTTTTTCCCAGTTTGCAATATCTTCGACTTCTTCTTCGGAGTCTAATTTGCAGATGAAGGGGAATAACTTACTCCTTTCAACTTCGCCACTTAGAATCATTCGAGCCTTCTCTTTCATATCATCCAAAACGCCACCACGGACATATCCATCCGTTGTTAAATAGAAAGTTCGTCCATCTTTAACTTTACCCAAGGCTGAACGGAATACTTTAATCGACTTATAATCTTCATATTCATGAATTTCATCGAACCAAACTGATCCAGGACGTCGTCCATCTTTCGTTCTAGCATTAGAAGTATTGAATTTCATGTGAGATTTGTTTGTTTTATGTTTAATTAGTACCTTTGTAGCACTAAATGATTTCTTTAAAACCTTATTTGCAGGATTTTCTATTACTTCCTTCACGTCATCGAATGTAGTTTTTGCTTGTTCTTCAGATGTCGCGATCCATTCAATGTGATATCTATCTATACCAAACTGTTTAGATAGCATATAGAAGTTTAAATATCCGGCATATCCGTTTTTACCACCGCCACGTCCCATCAGTATTAATATTTGATTCCAAACAAGACGGTTGGTGTCCTTATAACGAACGCCGAACACACAAGCGTTAACAAAACGTTGCCATGCGAATAATTCGAATGGAAAATATTTAGCTGGGATATTAACACTATCCTCAATAGCTTGAACATCAACATAAACATTTGGATCATCTAAAGTTTTTCGAACTAAGGTCATTAATTGTTTTTGTTCATTACAAGAACGGATAGATCCGCTTTCCACAGCATGCATGTACTCACTAATGAAAGGATGATATTTATAAGGAAGATTAGACTTCTGCATCATCTTCATCATCCTCACTTACCGCCTTAAGTCCTAACTCATTAAGAATCTTTAACATTTGCGTGTTAGTTTTATTCAACTCGTTAATGCTATCGTTTTTTTTCATAAATCCATTAGCACCTAGTACAGATACACCGCGATCTTTTACATCAGCTATCAATCTGTTTTTTATATCCCAAAATGACATATAATCTTCTACTAAATCCATAAAATGAGCGTGTATGATACCGTTCGTGCCGAGTTGTTCATATAAATCATCTCTTATTTTATTTCTAAGCGTTTTTTCTCTGTTTTTTTGAAGTTTTGCAACCTTTTCCGAAACATTTTTTAGACCTTTTTCATTTATCATGTCTTCCCAATAACGGCTGCGCCATGATTTAACAGTGCTAACAGATACGCCATATTTATCCGCGATATCCTTGTATTTAACACCTTCTAAGAAATCTTTGAACGCTAATTTATATTTACTTTGTTTTCCGCTCACAATATCACCACCCCGCTTTTTCATTGGATTTTTTCGAAGATTAATTTTAAAAATGACACTTGTAAAGACGAGAATAATCATGTATAGTTTTACTTAGAAGGAAACAGTGGCGACGGTCCACTGATTACAAATACATATCGAAAATTTTAATCATCCCAGAGAAGGGATGGTATTTTTTTTGCTTTTTTTTCTATTCCCACGCGCGTAACGCGAAAATAAAAAGAGAAATCCCCCCTCGCGTTGCTCGGTCCCCCAGCAAAATTGTTTCTATATTTTGACCGGGGGGTGTCTCAGGAAATTTGTCTCAAGTTATTTAATAGCTAAACCAAAGAATAGCTCAGCATATTCAATAACAATGTGAGCTTCTGTTAAAGACATGTTTAGATAATGTTCCAGCCAATGTTCACGTAGACTTTTTTTTACAGTTTCAAGTGTAGTCTTCTCACATGCTCTTGGATTACCTATGTGACGTATCTGTTTGTATGTTGTGTAGATATCCTTTTGGAATCGTTTATATATAGCAGCATGTAGTTTGCTGTAATCAGAATCGTCAGCATCAGTAATATTCTTAATCATTTCTAGGTCATACGTGTTGCCTTGGATAATTATACTTACCGCTTGACCACTACAATAACGAATAGCCATACACTTACCACCTCTCTTCATCTACTATCGTGCAGCGCTTCTTCACTATGTTCTTCTCTTTGTTATGTTCTTTGTTATGGCATTGAATGCATAGCGTTTCTAGGTTACTTAGAACATAAGCTAAGTCTGGTCTGTCACGTAACTCCTTGATGTGATGGACGTTACGACCTTTGCTATATTTACCTTTGCGCTTGCACTCCTGACATTCGCTATTGTCTCTCTCGATCGCTAATATTCTTATGTGCTTACGCCAATATGGATGTTTATAGAACTTAATGATATTATCTTGCTCATATAGTTTATTAATCTCTTGTATCGTTAGAGGTTGCATGAACTATTCTCACCCCTTATCTATATCAAGAAGTTGCATATGCTTTCGCTCTCTTAATCATCGTTTCGTGAAATTGTTTAGCCAACTTTTCCGCATCATCTTCACGAGGTTTTTTCAATAACTCTTCAATACCTTTTGTTAATAAGTACTGTTCCATTTCCTTTGGCAAAACAAAATCAGAAGGAATTCTGTTCTTCGTAACAACATCGATTAGAAATTCGTCCACTACATCATTTTCTTCAAGACTAATATTTCCTAACATCAAATTAATTTCATATCGTTTATCTTCTATTAAATGTGCGAGTTGTTGAAGTTCTTTGTAAACCTCTTTCTTTTTATTATTAATAATGGTTTGTTCAATCGTTCCTAATTTCTCTTCTTTCTTTTCTAATGGCGCAAATTTCATTGGCATTGTTGGACCTCCACATCTAACGCACTTTAAACCGTCAATATGTTTAGTAACAACAACAGTTCTACAATTCTTATCCATACATTCAAGCATCTCTTTAAATTTCATCATTCATCCTCCTCAAAATAAAAAGCACCCGAATGGATGCTTTTCTCTCAATTACTAATTTATGATTCAATTACGGTACATGAAGTTTTATTCTTTTTCCAATCACCTAATGATGTTACAATCATCTGCTCTAACATTATCAAGTGACTGGAAGAAGAGCAAAAGCTCTCCTTATTAACGGTAACATTCAATCAGTACCTTCTGCTGGTTTCGGATTTTATGTGCCGTCATTACGAACCGTTTAGAAATTAAAAAACAACATAGTGAGTTGTGTTTTCCGCCACTTCTCACAATACAAATATATCACGTTAATTCCAAAACAACCGGCACTTTTACTGACAAAAAGCGGTCACGACTCTGCCACTTTTTTAATCGGTAATTTACTTTTATCAAAAACTTTTAAAACTGGAGCTGCCTTAAGTATTTGAAAAAGTTTCAGTACATCGTTTTTACTTATTGAATCATAATTATGAAAACCATGAGCGATTGTATTTCTATTTAATTTAGAATTTGTATATTTGGTGTCAAACAGTTTTCTATACACTCGAATAACTGACAAAGAAAAGACTTTAAACATCGGATCTTCTTCTACATTTTTATAATTTCTAGGATGAACATTTGAACGTAAGCCCTTTACATACTTTGTTTGTCTAATACTTTTCTTGTCTTCATTTATAGTTCCTTTATACCAAGATGTCATTACATATTCAAATGTCGCAAATAGCGGAAAAGTGCACAATTTATATAGTCCGGCTTTATATGCTTCATAAGCTTCATTAATAAGAGTAGTATGAAACTTATACAAAGATTCATTATTGATTTCCGATATGTACTTCCCAAGGTTTTCCTCAATATATTTTGGAGCTTCTTTAAACTTCAATTCCTTATCTTCTATAAGAGCAAATAGCTCCATATCTACGCACCAAAAATCTTTTTCATACTCTTTTAAAATCCCCTCTATATTCCTCGCATCATCTTCTAATTCTTGATTTATTGTTTCCCAATCAATGCTATTCATTAAACCTGCAATATGCTGGTTCATCTCTGAAAAAACGTACATGTTTTCTACAAAGCTATCCTGTATGTCTATAACAGGTTGCTGTATCGCACTTATAAGCTCCATGGTACTTTGCTGTATATCTTGTATATTTTTGATAATCTGGGCTTTATTTTGTGCCCCTTTTCTCACTTCTTCTTGCAACCTTTCTTTTATCTTATTCCTTTCATATTCTTCATTTCTTCTCCTCATTGCTTACACCCCTTTCTTTATTTAATATTCTATCATTTAAATCCACTTACCCATATCTTATATTGTGTGTAACTGACCCCTTCGCCAAATCCCTTGATATCATTGATTTCGTTCCACTTTCTCTTTTGAGTTACACAGTACAAGATTTATGAGTAACTGTATAGGGATACCACCAGCATTTTGCAAAATAACCTAAGCTATGCGGAAAAATAAAATAAGCTGCCCATATGGACAGCTTATTTACATAATTATCGTTATCAAAAGTAACATTTAACTCGAAAATAGCTAATTTTATCAGTTGTTGAATGTTTGAAAAAAATCAAACCAATGATATTGTTGAGATCCTTTGGCAATTTCTTGCTGTGATGACTATCATAGTGACTTTTTCTCCAGCAACAACTATTAGTAGCTAATTACCATAAGGACTTATTTTTGAAATTTGCTATTTTTTAGAAAGTGTGTTAATTTAAGAAAGACCTATTTTTGTTTGGCTTGAGATTAAGAATAAATTTTGTTTTTCGTC